AAAGGATTAAATCCTACACTTGCAAAAACTATGAGACTTGGAATTAGTCCAAGTGTATTAAAAACTGTGTCTAGAAGATTTGGATTACCAGGTCTTGCAATATCTGCTGGTATCAGTGGTTATGAATTGTTTGATGATTACAGAAATAAAAGAGGTATGTTTAGTGCAGAAGAATAAAACTCTTGTTGCAAATATGCAACACGTTAAGTGGAATCAAATTCCACCTTTAAAGGGACCTGACTCACAGGGGTTGAATGTTCCTACAAAACAGGTTACAACAATAAAGAACTCGGAGAATATAAATGGCAGATATAGACAAAGCCCTACCAAACGTAGAGACTGAAATTAAGGTACCTGGCGATGAAGAAATCGCAGTTGCTTCAGAAGAAACTATTAACGAACAGGTTGGACCTGAAGATATACAAATAACTGAAGAAGAAGATGGTGGTGCTACAATTAATTTTGATCCAGAAGCAGTAAACCAACCAGGAACAGAATCACATTTTGACAATTTAGCAGAACTATTACCTGAAGATATTTTAGGTAAATTAGGTTCGGAACTTGCAGCAAATTACGAACAATATAAATCTTCTAGAAAAGATTGGGAAGATACATACAGCAAAGGTTTAGATCTTTTAGGTTTTAAATATGAAAACCCAACTCAACCTTTTCAAGGAGCAAGTGGTGCAACACACCCTGTTCTTGCAGAAGCTGTAACACAGTTTCAAGCGCAAGCTTATAAAGAATTATTGCCGGCTACTGGACCAGTCCATACTCAAATAGTTGGACTAGCGGACAGAGCTAGAGAAGACCAATCAAACAGAGTTAAAGAATTCATGAACTATCAACTCATGGATGTGATGAAGGAGTATGAACCCGAGTTCGATCAAATGCTTTTTTATCTCCCTCTTGCCGGCTCTGCGTTCAAGAAGGTTTACTATGATGAACTACTTGGCAGAGCCGTCTCTAAATTTGTACCGGCTGATGATTTAGTTGTGCCATACACTGCAACATCTTTAGAAGATGCAGAAGCAGTTGTGCACACAATTAAAATGTCTGAAAATGAATTAAGAAAAAAACAAGTGTCAGGTTTCTATCAAGACATAGAGTTACAACCTGGTTATAATCAAGAAACAGAAGTAGAAAAAAAAGAAAGAGAATTAGAAGGAGTCAAAAAAACTAGAGACGAAGATGTATTTACTGTTTTAGAAATACATACTGATTTAGATTTAGAAGGCTTTGAAGACAAAGACTCACAAGGAGAGCCAACAGGAATTAAACTTCCATATATTGTTACTCTTGAAATGGGTGGAAGAAATATTTTATCAATTAGAAGAAACTATCAACCTGAAGATCCACAAAAAAGAAAAATAGATTATTTTGTACATTTTAAATTTTTGCCAGGAATGGGTTTTTATGGTTTCGGATTAATTCATATGATCGGTGGGTTGTCTAGAACGGCGACTACTGCATTAAGACAACTACTAGATGCGGGTACATTAAGTAATTTACCAGCAGGATTTAAACAAAGAGGAATACGAGTAAGAGACGAAGCGCAGGCAATTCAACCTGGAGAATTCAGAGATGTAGATGCACCTGGAGGAAGTATTAAAGATGCATTTATGCCTTTACCATTTAAAGAACCATCACCAACTTTATTACAGTTAATGGGTATTGTGGTATCGGCAGGGCAACGATTTGCCGCCATAGCTGACATGCAGGTCGGTGACGGCAACCAACAGGCCGCTGTTGGAACGACCATTGCTCTCTTAGAACGTGGTTCCAGAGTCATGTCAGCCATACACAAAAGATTGTATGTGGCGATGAAGAGCGAATTTAGTTTATTGGCTGGAGTTTTTAAAACTTATTTACCTGCGGAGTATCCTTACGATGTTGTTGGTGGTGCAAGAAATATTAAAGTTGCAGATTTCGATGACAAAGTAGATATTATTCCTGTTGCTGATCCAAACATATTTTCACAATCACAAAGAATTAGTTTAGCACAAACAGAATTACAATTAGCGATGTCAAATCCAAAAATGCATAACTTGTATGAAGCATTTCATGCAATGTATTCAGCGATCGGTGTAAAAAATATAGATAAAATTTTACCACCACCGCAACAACCACAACCAATGGATCCCGCTGCAGAAAATATTATGGCAATGAGTGGAAAACCTTTTCAAGCGTTTAAAGGACAAGACCATCAAGCGCACATTACAACTCATTTAAACTTTATGGCGACTAATATTGCTAGAAATAGTCCTATTATAATGGGTGCATTAGAAAAAAATATTTTTGAACACATTTCTTTGATGGCTCAAGAGCAACTAGAAGTAGAGTTTAGAGAAGAAATTATGCAATTAGCCCAAATGCAACAAATGGCACAGCAAAATCCGATGTTACAACAAGATCCTCAGTACCAACAACAGATTATGCAAATGTCAATTAGTTTAGAATCTAGAAAAGCTAAGTTAATTGCTGAAATGACAGAAGAATTTAAAAATGAAGAGAATAAAATCATGGGTGAGTTTGGTGGAGACCCTATTGCTAAGCTAAAAGCAAGAGAATTAGACTTAAGAGCTATGGATGATTCTGCAAAACGTGATCAAGAAGAACAAAAAATTAATTTAGACATGTCTAAACAGCTTATGGGTCAACAACAGTTTGATGAGAAGTTGCAACAAAACGAAGAATTGGCTGAATTAAGAGCAGATACGTCATTAACCAAGACTCAAATGGGTATTGACGCTAAAATGGTCAACGATATGATGAAACAAACTGATGTTAGGATCTTGAAAGGTCCTAAAAGATAATATAAGGAGAAACTATGACTAAAAAAAATATAAAAAACCCAAAAATAACTCCAGAGTTAGGTGCGGACAAGGACGGAATGCAACAAGGTGGCGTAGTCATTCAAGCAACTGATCCTTTTACGTCTCAAACTGTGGAAGTTAAAGGTACTAAAAGAATTAGACCTGATAAAAAACCTGTAAAGGCTACTTGGTACTAAATCATGTGGTTATCGGCAATTAAATTAGCCGTTTCTGCTGGAAGTAAGATTTATGCTAACAAGCAGAGAACGAAAATGGCTATGTCAGAGGCACAGCTTATGCATGCCACTAAAATGGCCCATGGTGAGGAACAATACCAGGGAAAACTTTTAGAAGCCCGTCAATCGGACTGGAAGGACGAGGCAGTTTTGATAATTTTAAGTTTGCCCGTGTTGGTGCTCGCTTGGGCAGTCATATCGGACGATCCAACAGCGATGGACAAGGTAAAATTGTTCTTCGACATGTTCTCGCAGCTCCCGTCATGGTTCACAAACTTGTGGATCCTTGTAGTGGCGAGCATATATGGTATAAAGGGTACACAAATTTTTAGAAACGGAGGAAAAAAGTAATGTCTAAAAAATCGAGAAGAAGAAATAAAAAAATTCTAGGTGCGTTAGCGTTACTTGGAACTGGTTTAGCATTAGCTAACAGAGGCAAAGGAACCGAAATGTCAAACATCAGTGTTGATAGTGGAAGAGGTGGTAATAGTTCAAGTGCAATAGCTAGAGCAATAGCAAATACACCAGAAGAAAATACATTTAAAGTTCAGGATGTAAAAGTAAATGTTCCAAGTAAAAAACCAGTTGTTAATCTTGGTAGAATGGAAGGACAGGGTCCTGAGTCAGGAGTTGTTGGTCAAAAGAAAAGAAGTGATTATGTACAAAGAGCTAAAGATGCAGCAGCAGCTAATGCTATGAGAGCGTTTAGATCTAACAACGCTTACAGAGGTAATATGATGACTACACCAGACAGTATTTTACGAGGCATGCCTGAATCAGCTTTAATGGCTAAAAAAGGTGGCAGAATAGTTAAAGGTAAAAAAACAGCAGTAAGAAAAGGAGCCGCAAAACGTGGTTACGGAAGAGCATTTAAAGGAGGAAAATAATTATGGCAAATCCAAGATACAACACACAAACTACACAACCTAGAACAAAAGCTATGGGCGGTGGAGTTATGAGAAAAGACATGAGATCTGGTTACTATCCATCAGACATGGGTATGGCCGGTGGTGCTATGTACAAAAAAGGTGGTCGTGTTAAGAAAAAGAAACAAGGCTACAAAGATAGAAAAGATGAGTCTATTGCTATGAGAATTCGTAAGAAAAGAACTAAGAAGCAATTAAAAGCTTCTAGAGATGAGTCTTATGGTAAGTTTGGTTCTGCAATGAAGAAAAAAGGTAAAATTAATAGATAAAGGAGATTTATGGCAAAGGCTATAAGCAAAAGTAAAAATCCTGGTTTAGCTAAACTAGCAAAAAAGAAACCTGAATTAGCAAAAAAATTTGGATACAATCCAAAAAGAATGGTTGCTAAAAAAGGTGGTAGCGCAAGGAAGAAATAATGGCAAAGCTGTGTCCAAGAGGTAAAGCCGCAGCGAAGCGTAAATTTAAGGTGTACCCAAGCGCCTACGCTAATATGTACGCATCAAAAGTCTGCAAAGGTAAAGTTAGAGCAAGCGCAAGAGACGGTGGTTTCATTGCAAAAGGCTGTGGTAAAATTATGAAGGGCAGAGAGAAAGTAACTAGAATAGTCTAATGGGCGATTTAAAAAAATGGGTAAATCAAAAATGGGTAGACATTGGAGCTCCAAAGAAGGATGGAAAATATCAACCTTGTGGAAGAAAATCATCAACAGGTTCAAAAAGAAAATACCCGAAATGCGTCCCACTTGCAAAAGCCACACGGATGACAAAAGGGCAAAAGGCCTCTGCTGTCAAACGAAAGAGAGCTGCAGGTAATCCAGGCGGTAAGCCAACTAACGTTTCAACATTTGCAAAGAAAAGAAAAAGCATGGCATTCGGAGGCAGAGTATAATGAGAAAACAAGATAACATGCCAGCAAGAAATAAAAAAAATTTTAGACCTACCAAGTCTGGAGCAGGTATGACACGAGCCGGTGTTGCTGCCTATAGAAGAAAAAATCCCGGTTCAAAATTAAAAACAGCTGTGACTGGTAAAGTTAAAAAAGGGTCCGCTGCCGCTAAAAGGCGAAAATCATACTGCGCAAGAAGTGCAGGACAAATGAAACAATTTCCTAAAGCTGCGGCCAATCCAAATTCGAGACTTCGACAGGCGCGTAGACGATGGAAATGTTAGATAGATTTATTTATAATTGTTTTGCTAAACTTGATGATGCCGTTTCATTCGTAGAAACTTATGTTATTAAAATGAGTGAATGGTGCTGGAGCACAAGAGTTAAAATATTAAGAAGAAAAAGGAAAAAAAGAAAGACCCTATAAATGGAAAAATACCAAACACCATTTGAATCTTTTATTGGTGCATATTATATCGATCCAAAGATTTGCGACATGGTTGTAGAATTTTTTAAAAAGAATTGGAGCAAAGCTCGTCCAGGTATGTCTTATGACAATGGTGTATCTTCCATAAACAAAGATAAAAAAGAATCCACTGAATTATGTATTTCACATACTTATTTTGATCAACCGTTTTTTCAATATAGAACAGCTTTGCAATCTTGTTTAGACGAATATATAAAAACATATAATGAAGCAGAAGCGTGCGCTCATTACGATGTTGAATCTCATTACAATTTACAACATTACGCACCAGGAGGTGGTTTTAAAAAATGGCACCATGAAGCTACTTGTAAAAATTCAGCTTTAAGAAAACTGGTTTTTATGACTTACTTGAATGATGTACCAAAAGGTGGTACAGAGTTTAAATACCAGAACTTGACCACACCCTGTAAAAAAGGACTTACGGTTATTTGGCCAGCTGAATTTACTCACACTCATAGGGGCGTGATTAGTAAGGATAAAGAAAAATATATAATTACAGGATGGTTTAGATATGATTAGGAGTAGAATATGAAGACAGCAATACTAGACGCACTAGAAGATAGATATACAGCACAGATTTCTGAAGCTGATGCTACAATAAAAATATATTTAGAAAACTCTGTAGGTATTGGAGAACATCCTCAACATATAGATGAGATAGATAAACTGTTTCAAAAAATTGCAGATGCTCAAGAAAAGTTAAAAGCAATAGAAGATTTTAGGGAGCCTAGAAATGCCCTTTAGATCTGAAAAACAACGTAAATATTTATTTGCAAAAGAACCTGCTATTGCAAAAAAATGGACTAAAAAATATGGCAGTAAAATAAAACCAAAGAAAAGGAAAAAGAAATAATGGACGAATTAACATTTATAGAAAAAATACAAAGAATAGTAAAAATGAGACACGATGATATCGTGGCGGCTATGGCATCTGGTGGTGTTGACAATATGGAAAAATATCAGTATATGTTAGGCCAGATACGAACGTATCAGTATTTAAATCAGGAAATATCCACCCTGCTAAATAAAAAGGAGCAAAATGACAAAGACGGAACCGTTATCAACCTCGACTCAAAAACCAAAAATTGAGTTACCCAATAAAGAATTAGTTGGCGTACAACCAACAAAGAAAAAAGAAATCGACGAATCATCTAAACTTCCCGAACCGACAGGTTGGAGAATTATAGTTTTACCTTTTAAACAAAAAGAAAAAACTAAAGGTGGAATAATTTTAGCAGAAGATACTATCGAACGATCTCAAGTTGCATCTACTTGTGGATTAGTTTTAAGAATGGGCCCACACTGCTATGATAAAGAACGATACCCAGAAGGTCCCTGGTGCAAGAAAGGTGATTGGATTATTTTTGCAAGATATGCAGGTAGTCGAATCAAAATAGATGGGGGTGAGTTAAGACTTCTCAATGATGATGAAGTATTAGCGACCGTGGATAACCCTGAAGATATCTTCCACGAATTTTAATCATAGAGGAGAAAAACTATGCCAGACACAGAAGAAAAAACAGTTGACCTTGATACATCCGGTCCGGGTGCGAGCGTCGAACTGCCAGAACCAGAGAAAGAAACAGATAAAACTTATGAAAATGAGGTAAAGAAAAATGAAGCAACTATTATCTACGATGATCAGCCCAATAGTACACCTGAGAAATCTGATGAGCAGCCTGCTGTTCGAGATGAAAAGAACGAAGGCGGTGAGGTTACACAGGAAGCTAACAAAGATGAAGCTGATAAACAACAAGATAACTCTAAAGCAGTTGAAGAATACTCTGAAGGAGTTAAGAAAAGAATAGCTAAGCTTACCAAAAAAATGCGTGAAGCTGAAAGACAAAAAGAAGAAGCTTTACGTTATGCTCAAAGTATTAAAACAGAAAGGGATCAGTTTCAAACTCAAGCTACATCTTTAGATAAAAATTATGTCAGTGAAATGGAAGGAAGAATTTCTTCTTCTATTGCAGCTGCTCAAGCAAAACTTGCTGCAGCTAGACAAAATGAAGATTCTAAAGCTGAAGTAGAAGCTTTGACTCAAATATCTCAATTAGGTTATGAACAAGGTAAATTAGCTGAATTAAAGACCCAACATCAAGTCCAAGAAACAGCAGCTAAAGAAAAACCTGTATCTCAGCCACAATCACAACAGCCTGCACAACAGCCTGTCAGAGACCCTAAAGCAGAAGCTTGGGCTGAAAAAAATGAGTGGTTTGGTAAGGATAATGCCATGACTTACACAGCATTTGATCTACATAGGAAACTTACTGAAGAAGAAGGTATGGATCCTCAAACGGACGAATACTATGAGGAAATAGATAAGAGAATTAAACTTGAATTTCCCCATAAATTTGATAAACCAGTAGAACAAAAACAGACTAGTAAACCTACACAGACCGTTGCCTCTGCAACGCGTAGTACAAAGACTAGTCGCAATAAACGACAAGTGAGACTCACATCTTCTCAAATCGCAATAGCGAAAAAATTAGGTGTGCCACTAGAAGAGTATGCGAAGCAACTTATAAACACGGAGGAGGTATAAGCATATGGAAAATAAAAACCAAACTCGTGCGAGCCAAACAAAGAAAAGTGATACTACAAAAGTAGCATCAAGAGCTAAGGAAGTTAAAGTAAAAGAACAACCTAAAGTTTGGACTCCACCATCGTACTTAGATACGCCCAACGCGCCAGACGGATTCAGACACAGATGGGTCAGGATAGAAGTCTTAGGA